ATGGCAGTAATCTTATTCCTAGATACACCACCAAAGATACTACCTGATACGAGTCCGTTAAAAATGTACGAACCCGTATCCACATATTCTTCAGTATCATCAATATCGGATGCGAGTTTTGTGTAGTCATCACCGATCTCTTTTACAATTTCAGTCAGAAAATCCATTACAGTACAAATCCAAATCGTTCTTCATTAGTTTTATCAGACAGTTCTTGACGATCCTGTTTGATATTATTCAATTTTTGATAGAGAGCAGCATCACCACCAAGGCGGAGAGCACTTACAATCGTAGCGAGTTCTTTGTCGTTGATAGGCAGTTCCATTTAGCCAAAAAATAGTTCCAAGTTTACAGTTTTTTCTACATTCCACCCAATTGCATCAAGGATTGACTTGAGAGGTTCGACAAAACTCTTTTCAAATTGTAGGTCATAATCTACGTACTTGTCAAGGTCAAGTTCCCGTGGAAAATCCTGGATGAATGAAATAACATTCTCCCGAATAATATTGGGTTTCTTCAAATACAGGAATTTGATTTTCTCCCCGTTATTGATGAGTGAATATTTATTCGTAAGTTTCTTCTCCTTAATATAATGATTGAAGAGAAGAGCACCACGGCAATGAATAGGAGTTCCCTTTACATAGATGTCTGAGTGGGAACGGTATTTTACCACATCCGATACTGATCTGGGGAAAGCAATATCTTCAGGAGGAAGTTGTTTGAATTCTTTACGGCATCTATCAATGAAGTCGATAACATCTTCTTCAGTGCCGTTCATCATCAGTTTGAGACCATCTTTAATCATCTTGCGACAAGGTGCAGGAGTGGATGATTTCACTGCTTCAATACCCATCATCTTCAGTTTGGGTTCTTCATAACGAACACCTTCACTGTCCCACACGTTGAGAATGTATCGCTTCTTCGCAGTCCAGATACCACGTTCAGCGATGTTCTCACGCTTCATAAACATCTTCTGGTCATAAGCGTTTACGTAGTCCGCGAGTTCTTGGTAGCAACGGTCAATATACGGCTCAAGTTCCATTTCACACACCTTATTAAGGAACGTGACAACGCCTTCAGTAGTTTTCTCTCTTCCCTTGTATACACTTTCAACCAGAGGACCCAAATTAAGATAAATGGAATCGGTATCAGAAGCAATAACATAATCTTCTCCTTCAGTTTTCAAGATCCTATTGATCTTTTGATTCATTTTGTTCTCAATCCAACGGATTGAGACTTGACCAGAGAGGGTGATTGCTTCGGCGTTAGCAAGCTTATAATAGCGAAAGTATTGATTACCAATAGCACCATAAGCAGAGTTGAGTTGGATCTTACGCGCCATTTGGATGTTATTACATCGGGCGATTTCCTTCTCAAGTGCTTTAGTTGGAGTCTTCTCATATTCTTGTTTCGCTTGAAGCATCTTCTTTTTGTAGATGGTTCGATCCTTATAAATCTTATCCATCAACTCTGGAAGGAATCCACGCTTATCCTTACGGTACATTGAACCGTTAGCACAAACAGCATTATCCTTATACAGTTCGAAGTTTATCTCCTCATTAAGTATTCTATCAACGGTAGAAGATGGGTGTCTCTCCTCAAGTAGCGTCTCTGGCGAGATATTGTACTGCATAATGAGATGAGGATACAGAGAGTTAAGGTCAAAACTGACAACCCAATCATACTTTCCAGGAATTGGTTCTTTGACATACGCCCCCGCGTATTTGGAGTCTTTATCAGAACGAACGATTGGTGGAATGACGATGTTCCTCTTTTTGAGGTAGTTGTAGATAATCGTATCCCACATACGAACCTGGGAGAACACATCAGCATAATTCGCTTTAGCGTCATACGCCATAACGATTGCTAATTCAATCAGTTTCATCTTGTCTTCCATGCGGTCAACAAGTTCCACGTCAATGATGTTGTATTCTACAAACTTCTGCCATCCATTAGTGTAGAAGTCTTTGAATGTATCAAACTCACTGTGATCTAACTTCTTCTGCCCAAGTTCCACACTCGCAATGTAGTCCAGACGATAGGACTCCTGCGCTTTATAAGTGAACTTCTTATAAAGATTTAGGTAATCAAGTTGCGTGATACCCCCAACATCATAAGAAATGTGTTTTCTTCCTGCAATGAAAGTCTCTTTCTCCGTGACCAAACCCCAAGGAGAGATGCGCTTCATCAACTTCTCACCCAAAATCCTGTCGATACGTCGCACCAGGTACGGAATATCATACAGTTCACTGTTCCAACCAGTAACTACTTCAGGAGTATTATCCTCAATCATCCACCAGTTGATGAAATCATTTAGGAGTTCATACTCAGTTCTGAACCCTTTATAGATGACATTCTGCTGTTTGTTATTGAAGGGTCCTTGACCCCAGGTGCGGATCTGTTTGGTAGTATAGTCCTGCACGGTGATGAGGAGAACTTCCTCAGCGGCAGATTCAACATCTGGGAATCCATTCTCTGATTTAACCTCAATATCAATTGTGGAGATTTTGATCTTATGGGTATCAAACTTAATCTCTTCTTCAGGATACTTCTCAGAAATATACTGATAGATGTATCTATCATTTCCGTAGATCTTGAAGTTATCTACGCCATCATATCGCTTGATGAATTCACGGCATTCACGAACAGTTCCAGGTTCAACGGATTGAACATAATCACCTTCAAGAGTTTTATATTTGGTTTTTCCTTTTGATTCAACAAAAAGAGTCGGGTAAAACTTCTCCCGAGTCATGAAATGTTTACCATTTTCATAACCACGGACCAAGAAGTGATCCCCGACCATTTGGACGTTCGTGTAAAATCTCATTCTGTAAGTTTCAAATACGCTTCAACTACTTCTGGAGTTGGATCTGCAATAGTAAGGATATCACTAGATCGTATCATATATTCAGTTTGATTGGAAGCCTTTACCCAAGGTTCGAGTTTACCATCTTGATAGAAACGATATGGTCTAATCAGTTTACAATCAGGATCTCCAATCTCAGAATCAACTTGCTCCACTTCACTAATTAAAACATTATCAATATCAATCAATAAACATTTAATATTTTCAGCCATCTTCTACCTCAGTTTCAGATTCTGATTCAGAATTAATTTTTAGTTTTTGATCATACATTTCTTTCACGCTAGAAAGAGGTTCGCAAATAGTCGCAATAATATCAGGACTAATTACATACTCCTTATCACTAGAAAGAATCATCCAAGGAGAAAGAATTACATCCAATTCATAATTAGAATCAGATGTTTCACTTTCCATCAACAAGGTCTTTTCTTGTGTGCGAATAGATTGAGGTTGTTCAAGAAGATATCCATGGATTTTTTCGTCCTGGGTAATTTCCTTTATACCACTAATAATATTATCTCCCGTTTTCAGGAGAATCATTTTGACTGCCATAACTAATTTGTTTCCTCCAGGTATTATAGCATGTTTAGACGGTTGGTGGGGTAAAAGTCCGAACTAATTGTGGGCGAACCAGTGCCGCCTTGTCGCGAGCAACCAACGCATCGATTGAACTCTTATATGTATCTGTCATAATCCTGGGATACAATCCAATCACAATGATAGGAACCAAGAGAGCACTCACAATGTAGACCTCACGGGGTTCGGCATCCACCAAGTTAGTATGGGCAACCAGTTCAGGGTTCGGTTTACCGTAGAAGATTTCCCGAAGCATTGAAAGCAGATAGATCGGAGTGAGGATAACACCAATAGCAGATACAAGACAGAGTGCAACACGAAATGGAAGAGCATACACAGTATCGGTAGCAAATCCAGTGAATACCATCAGTTCACTGATGAATCCACTCATACCAGGCAGAGCAAGTGACGCCATAGAACACATCACCCAAAGAGCAAACATAACCTTCATACTCTTACCAACTCCACCCATCTCATCTAGTTGAAGAGTGTGGGTTCGGTCATAGGTTGCTCCCACCAGGAAGAACAGAGAGGCACCAATCAAACCGTGACTGATCATCTGGAGCATCGCACCACTTGTTCCAAGAGCACTATAACTACCAACACCAATCAGTACAAATCCCATATGACTGATTGAACTGTAAGCAATCTTTCGTTTCAGATTTCTCTGTGCAAAAGATGTGAGTGCTGCGTAGATAATATTCACAGCACCCATAATAATCAGTGCTGGTGCGAATACTTTATGTGCTTCTGGAAGAAGTTGACAGTTGAATCGAAGAAGAGCATATCCACCCATCTTGAGTAGAATACCCGCCAGCAGCATATGAACTGGTGCGGTTGCCTCTCCGTGAGCATCGGGCAACCAAGTATGGAATGGAACAATCGGTAGTTTCACACCGAAAGCAATCAGGAATGCACCATAACACCAGAGTTGGAAGTTGGGTGGGAATCCCTGCTCCATCAGGTAGGTGTACTCGAAGTTGGGTGTTCCAGTCCAGAATCCCATCGCTAGTCCTGCTAGCAAAATGAACAGAGAACTACCAGCAGTGTATAGGATGAACTTTGTAGAAGCATACTGGCGTTTTTTACCACCCCAGATAGAAATCATCAAATACACAGGAACAAGTTCCAGTTCCCAAGACAGGAAGAACAGAATCAAATCCTGAACTGCGAAGACCATAATCTGTCCACCATCCATCAGTAGGAGCAGGAAGTAGA